TAGAACCATTCAGACCACTTGTGCCAGAACTACCATTTTGTCCACTGGTTCCACTTGAGCCTGTGGCACCATTAGCTCCGCTTGTACCGCTTGAGCCAGTAGCTCCATCTGCGCCACTTGTACCAGATGAACCTGATAATCCGTTAGCACCGCTTGTACCACTCGAACCAGTTAATCCACTTGTACCACTTGAACCATCAGCGCCAGTTGCTCCACTTGTGCCACTAGAACCATTTAATCCACTTGTTCCACTGCTTCCATTTTGTCCACTAGTACCACTTGTACCACTTGAACCAGCTATTGAATTTAAAGCATAGCTTGCTGTTAATGCATTTAAAGCATAGCTTGATGTAACTGAATAGCTGGCTGAAACTGCATTCTGAGCAACAAATCCACCTGCAACTGTAAGATCACCATTTACAACAATACTACCTGTAAATGTTACAAGGCTGCCTGATATTGTCATTACATTGCTGCCTGTTAAAATATATCTATCTTGCCAAAGAGCTATCTGGCTTGCTGCACCTTCACCAATGACTACGTTTCTATATGGAATATCAGCACCATAAACTACATCAAAACTGATATCTCTTGAATAAATTCCAGTTTCAATATCAAAGTCATCAACTTCGCTGTTAATGACCATTTGAATTTCATTATCATAACCATTTAGTATGGAGATAATAAAATCTCTCATTTCCTCTGCCTTTTCTATTGTTTTGGCTTTGGCACTAAATGTAACTGTTTCGGTCAATACACTTGGACCGCTCATCGTCTGCGATCCAAGAGTTCCTTCTCTAGAGAAAACTATGCATGGCAAAGATACATTCTGATTTTCGAAAGTACTTTCGCTATATACTGGAACTTGCAAGTTTAAATGCAGTAATTGACGTAGATTGTTGTAGTACTCTGTAATAGCCATATATTTGTTTTCCTATAATTATTAACTTGCTGGTGGATTAGGGTTATTCTTCTCAAACTTTTTGATTTTATTCTTCAAAGACTGTACAAACTTATCAATAACTGTTTGTTTTACAGCATTTGCCGCATTTTCCACAAAATGATATTTTGGTTCTAATACATTCGCATATCTCCAAGGCACTCTTGGTCTGCCTCTTTTATCAACCCCTTTAACTCGTTTATTAACTCCAGTTATAATAACAGCAGTACCATCTTTTGGATATATTAATTTTTTTCTTGTTATACTTGATTGTAATAGACCTGTATCTACTAGTCCTTGAGAAGATATTTCATTTTTTATAGCATCAACCATTACTTTATTTGATGTATATGCAGAACCTACAATAGATTTTGCAGCAAACTCTTCACTCATTGCATCTAACTTTTTCTGCAATTCAGCAAGTCCTCTTATTTCAATTTTTACAGACTCTTGAGCCATTTTAGTTTCTTCGTTCTCCAGTAACGATAGTATATCCGCTATAAACTTCTTTGTCTATATATACGAGATTATATGTGTTGCTATCGTATATAATGTTTGCTTTTTCAGTTATATTTGAATTTGATCTTAAAGTAAATCTATAAACAGCATTGTTGTATATATAACCACCATTACTTGTTTCATTTCCACTTTCTTTTTTAATCATTGCCCACAAACTTTGTGATGCATATGTCATTATAGATTGACCAAATCTATCAATCGATGCGCTCGTTGGATATTTGAGTACTATTCTTTCGTCTAATTTGCCTGGATTGTATGCCATATTTTATTGTGGTTTAATAAGTTTGTATGGCGAAAGTAGAGCTTGAACGCTATAACTTAATGGTGATGTACTTACGCCAATACTTTCTGGAAGACGATTTTCGTAAAAACTATTGATAAGCATCATCTGAGCTATTTTGACGTTTGTTGGAATGCTACCACTTGCAGCAACTGTGATGTTTATGTTTCCAGTAAAATATTCTCCCTCTGGAATATATGTGTACCAACTAGCATCTACTTCTTTTAGTGAGCCAGTTGATACTGTGTTTACTGTTTGTGTGCTTAAAAATAAGTCACCACTGCTACTAAAGAAATATATGCTTTGAGTGCATGGACTAAAGTCTCTGTTACACTCAGCAGTTACTTGCTCGTAGCTTGCTGTAATAAGTGCCGATATCAATGCGTCGTCGTCATTGAAATCCACACGTAAATAATTTTTTGCTTCAGTTAATGTTGGGCCGTAATTTGATATGTTGGTTCTTGTTCTCATAAATCTCTATGTACTATAACTATAAGACTGAAAGATAATATACTCATTATTATATGATAAAAAAAGACCACTCTTTCGAGTGGTCTTGATTTTATGAGATTTGAACCTAATATTAGGCCAAGTTAGCGTATAGCTTAACGAGAGAGTTACCGTCCGTTAGGGCGCAGTCGAATCTCTTGTGAGCTCTCCAGCCTACGTTGCCTTCGGCAGCGTATAATTCTTTTAACATTTGTAGACTATAGCCACCTCTGTCTCCTATGACAAAATGTTTAGGATAGAGCAAAGCGCCTACTGGATTTGTTGTTCCAGTTGCCCATGTTGCTGGTGCAGCATAGGTATTGTAAACTGGAAGTCCGAGAAAGCGATCCGGAGACCCAGCTTGAACTGAAATTTCCCAAAGATACGTCCCCCCGGTAGTGGCCTTAAGCTGTCTCATCTGAGAAGCTAGACCATCACCAACAATCCAACATGCCTCTTGGCGTCTATTTGATGGCATTTTATAATATGCAGCGATCATGTTGTCGAGCAATCCGGAGCCAGTCGAAGGTCCGAGATTTTGTGTTAGAACAGCGTTTCCACCAGCAGTTGTTGTGCGGAGGATACCACGTGGTTCATTTGTTCCAGATCCGGAAATGAAAGCTTTTTCTTCCAAGTTACCGAAACCAGTTCCGATTTCAGCAGCTAGTGTGCTTTCAAGATCTGTAGATGCATCCTGAAGCAATTCTTCAGATACGCGGATAAGAGCTGTAGCTTTGTAGGCACCAAGAGTTACTGAACTGAATGCAACATCAGTATCGCTATAAGAAGCAGATGGATTCTGATCCTTGAATACTGCTGTAACACCGGATGAAACAATTGGAAGAGTTGTTGTGCTAGTTGTATTGATTACACGAGCTCCAATATTACGCATCACTGATGTTTGAGCTAAAGTTCTCTGAATTGTTTGTACTAAGATTGTGGGTACATTCGCACCCCCCTCACTGGTGCTGAAAGAATTTAGCTGGCGCAATTCATCCATTTCACCTGTGCGAGCGTAGTGCAAGAATGCAGAACGATATTCGTCTTCGCTAGGACCAGTCTTGCTGTTGACAGCGCGCTTGTCCAGAACTTCGCCCATCTTGCTGTTGATAGCATCAAAGCGAACTTCAGCTTCAATGGCTTGAGTTAGTTTTTTGTATTCTGTTTCCAAGGCGTCGTACTTTGCGTAGTCGCCTTCGGAACGCTTATCAGAGGCAGTATCCATGATGGCTTTCATCTGGGAATAGACCTCGTTACGTGTTTTGAGTAAGTTACTCATATGTTATTCCTTGTTTTGTTGTTTAGTTTATTTACTGAGCACGAGGTTGTGCCTCGGCAAAATGTTATTTTTTCAATGATAGGAATCTGAATCTCAGTTCATAATCCTTGTCATCATGGCGTTTAACTTCCTCCACTTTTTCTTCCACTTTTACTTCTGGAGCTTTTGGCTCTTCTCTTACTTCTTCTTTGTTTTCAACAATAGTCTCAGATACAGCATTTTCTTCAACAAAATCTTCATTTCTCATTACACTTAATGTAGTTTCGTTATATGCTGGATTAGCTACTATGCTTACTTCTCTCAGATTAAGAGAACTGATTTCACGAATCTTTTCTCCAGATCTGCTAAAACTGCGTGCTTTTGGACTATTAAATCCAAAACTAAATCCTTTTAAATCTCCTCTTTGTGCTGAAACCAAGGTGTCTTCACCATAACTTGTTTCTGGAATGCTTATTGAAACATAAAGTCCGTCAGCTCTATCTTCCATTTGCAATGTTCCGGCCGATTTTCTTCCAAGCAAAAATGCGGGATTATGTTCCTTGAATGCCAAAACATCATTTTTTTCCATGCTATCTTTCAATGCGCCTGGCAAAATTATCTCACGAAATTTGTCTCCGCTCATTGTACGAAGCTCGTTGCTCATGCTGTTATAAACTACAGCTCTGCCCTGAATAAGACGCTTGTCCTTATCGACTTTAACGTCTTCCATCATATATGCTCTGTATTCTAGATTATCTTTCATACAATATAAATAGTTATGTAGTAGGCGAAATAGAACCAGTAGGTGTAGCTTTTGGTTCATTTGTTATAACTGCAAAATTAAGAGGTCTGACATAATCATCTCCACCTTTTTCAGGCGGAATGTATATACCAGTATCTTCTTCTTCGTTAACTTGATTTGGAGTCATTACTCCGTGCTCTATAGCAAATCTATAATATTCAATTCTTGTTTTAACGTCACCACGCAACAAACCATTTACATTAAAATTAATATATACTTCATTATCATCATCTAGCAATTGCTTTTGTATTTGCTGTTCAAGATTTGTGATGATAGGAGTTAATGTATATGTTACAAATTCGATAGCCTGTGCTTCAACGCTTGCATATGTTGGGCTATTTTGGAGACCTAGCATATGTAATGGAACTCTGTATATATCTGCTGCTATTCTTGCTGCACTAAACTTCTTTTGTTCAATATATTCAGCATCTTGAGCACTTATTCCAGTATTTGCCTGTTCAAGTTTAATAGTTGTTGGCAAGAATGCTGTTTTTCCAGAATTTACTCCACTAAAGCCGTTTTTCCATCCAGTCTTGAGCTTTTGTAGCTCTTCTTCTTTCATGTTGCCTGGATAATATACTACACCATTTGGTTTTGCAGCATTCTTGGCAATTTGTGTACCAGCCTGCTCCAATTCACTATATCCATCAAACAATGATCTGAAAGTTTCTACTGCACTCATTCCATATATACCATTGCGTGTATATCCCTTGATATGGATTATCTGGTCTGAGTTATATTCTTTGTAATAGTTTGTGCCGTCTGTACTAACCATATTCATTCTATAATATGGCAATCCATCTTCGCGTACATCTACTTCTACAGAAATTGGATTCATTGGGAACAGTTCAATAACTGTTCCATCATTTCTGCGAATTTTCTGTATATACGCATTTCCGAACATCAGCAATTGGGTTACTGTCCAATGCCAGAATGTAAAATTTGTTTGAAATCCGTTTGGTCTTTTTGTTATTAGATCATAGTATGGATGATCTATTGCTGGTTCGTGACCTTTTTGAATCTTTCTGTTCAGTTGAATAGGTAAACTTGCTATTGTAGATGCTAGTAGATTGACACATCCATATACTACGCTGATTCTGTCTACAAACTTTCCAGCCGCAAAGGCTGAGTCCCAGTTGCTAACAATATTTCCTGGTATAGTTTCACTACGCTCTTCGTTGTTAATTTCTTGAGCTGCCTGTCTTTTAAATTTTAGAAAATCGAATATTGATGCCATTTTTACTATATAACTATTAAGATAAGTATAAAATAATCATAATTTTATATCCAACTTACATTTCCTGTGCCTGTTTGGTAATTTGTCTTACTGCACTCTTCTAATGCCATCAGACTTGATATAACAAGGTCTATGCGTTCTCTGGACTTACTTTTATCAGCTTTAGCATTACCAGCGGCATCTACTTTTAATATAACATTACTCATGCACCAACGAAGTATTGGATTTTTATCATGCGCTATTCCTTTATTTAAAACTAGTCTTTCCATAGCTCTAACTGGACTAGCCATACTAGCAAATCCTTGACCAAAGGCTATTACATTAAATCCATGCTCCATTAATTTTGTACTTAAATAACTGCTATTCCATCGGTCAATGCATATACCAGAAATATTATAATCCTTGGATAAGGTATCTAGTGTTTTCAGTATATACTCATAATCTGTGGCATTGCCTGGCGTAGATATAAGATGACCTTGCTGCTCCCATAATTCATATGGTACTTTGTCTCTGCGGCTGCGTGCCTTTATATTATCAGATGGGCAAAATGCTTTACTAAAGATATAATATTTGTCATTTTTATAAAAACACAAACTTAAAGCTGTAAGGTCTGTTGTGCTAGATAAGTCTAATCCAGCAAAGCATGTTTCGCCTTTTAAGTCTTCTATTTTTATATCTTCTCCACAGTTCATCCATTCTGTGTCACCTATCCAAGACTTTTGATGATCTATCCACGCGTTAAGATATAAAGTTTTAAATGCGTTCTCAAATCGTGGAAATTCTTTTGCTCTAGCAAATTCTGTTCTAAAGAAATCTATGCTTATGGTATGGCCAAGACTTGGATTACAATTATACCATACATCTTCGCTGGTCCAATCTTGATCGTCTTTCAGGCCATATATTCTAGCAAAGAAAGTGTCATCTTTTATAACTCCAAGATTTACTCTTTCACCATGCTCAACAAGCTGATACAAGAAACTTGCTTTGCTAAATCCAGCTGTTGAAATACTAAGCATCAATGGCTCTTTGCGTGCTCCTAAACTGGTGCACATAGAATTATAAAGAGCATCATCTGGAGCAGCAAGAAGTTCGTCAAATATAACAAAGCTTGCATTTAAGCCAAGAGCTGTATTAGCATCTCTTGAAAGAACTCTGAACGTACTTCTTGTCTTTGGATTGTATAAGGCGTTCTTATATATCTTTACCACTTTTGATAAAGGCTTTGACGTTGCCACCATATCTGAAGCAATACCAAAGATAATGCGAGCCTGATCTCTGCTGTTTGCGACGGCGTAAATTTCTCCATTTGTTTCTCCAAACAATAGCTCATATAAGCATAGTCCGGCACAAAGAGTAGTTTTGCCATTTTTTCTGGGGATGAGAATAAGCCCATTTCTGTATCTTCTGCCGCCGTCTGGTTTGTATGTGCCATAAAGAGCTGATATTATTTGTTTCTGCCAAGGTAATAAAATAAATGGTTTGCCAGCATGTGTACCTTTTCCATGCTTTAAAAATTGAGCAAAGAACTTCTCGATACGATTAGGTATCTTATCGTCTGTTATATACTCAAGACTCATTCACTTTTTTAGCAAATGCCTTGGCATCTTCAGCAGATCCAAACATTGCGTTAAATAAACCTTGTATTTTATTAACATTTATTGCATTAAAACTTTTTGATATAAATTCAAGTTCATCAAATTTTTTAAATGTAAGTGGTACTGTAACAAAATGTGTACGTACATATAATACGCCATTATCAAATACTTCCATATCTTCTGTTTTTGGCTGCAGCATATATTATTCCTCGTTTTCTAAAAATTTGTCTATGACATCTTCTTCTTCAACTTTAGCAATTCTTAATTTTGCTCTTGCTGATGGAGTAATGCCAAGTTCACGTGATAAATTAAGAACGCTGGTAGTAAGATCATTTAACATTCTTTGCTCTGTAAGTTCTTTATCAGCTTTTTCCGATAATGTTTGAAGTCTATCCAACTGCATACTGAAAATAGCTAGAATATTGTTATCACACTTGCCCGCGATTCCTAATTTAACAATTTCACTTGCTGTCTTTTTATAAATCTTTTTCGCATTTGCATTAAGCCACTTTGGTGCTGATGGTATGATGCCATCGCTGACCGCTTTTGGTCTTTTATCTGAAGTATTGATACTATCTGCGTTTGGTATTCTGCCCGGCATAATTTCCTTTTGTTATATATATGTGTGTTATTTCTTAAAACGATAATTATATACATGAAATATATAATTTTACCAGCTTTAATAATGCTATTATCTGGATGTTCTTATTTTCCAAAAATAAATATTTTCGGCAAATCTGATAATATATCAACAAATGCAGCTAAAGTTGCCAGCAATGAAACTGCCAAATCAGCTATCAGTAAAATAGAAGAAGCAGAATTAAAAGCAGAGCAAGTAAGAAAAGAACTAGAAGAAAAGTATTCCAAGGTAAGAGCTGATATGATAAAGGCATATGAGGATGCTAGGAAGAAAGACCTTGAAAATTTTTACAAGATAGCTGAATTAAACTATGGCATATACCATGTTACACAAGAAAAGAAAAAGATAGACATTAATACAACCATAGCTCATTTGCGTAGCAAAGAAATAATGACAAGAACAGACAAACTAACCGACGATGATAAATCCAGAATTCAAAAAGAAGTTGCTGATGAAAAAACGAAAACTATTGATGAGTTATATATCAAGTATAAATCCAGCATTGAACTCGCAAACAAGCAGAAGGAAGCGCTTGACGCAGCTGAGGCTCTTATTGCTGAAAAAGAAAAAGAAAAAGCCGCTTTAAAAGAAGCAACCAAACAGGCTATACAAAAATTAGAAACTGATAAACTTAATGAGATAGAAAGATTAAAGAAAGAAGCTGAAGATAATGTCAAGATTGCCAAAGAAGCTCAAAAGGCAGAAATGCTGGGCTGGATAGTAAAGGCTCTGATAGGAGTAGGTATAGTTATACTTGTTATAGGATTACTGATGAAAAGCATAGTATTTATCATTTCAGGTATATTTTGTCTTG